CATCTGTGACAGTATCTACTTTGCTGATGCTTGGAATTCCAACACGATTAGCAAGTTGCTCAACATCATTAGGGATACGTGCAGCCATAACAATCGCCTCACGTGTTCCGAAGAATCCTGAAAGGTTGATTGAGTTAGCAGGCATGTCTGGATATTCGTAGATGTTTTCGAAACCAGCAACGTTGCTTAGTTGACCATAGCCATTCCCTGTACGAGACTGACCATAGTAATCTCCAGAAGAGATACGAGCATCAGCTTCAAGCTTGTTGTATGTAGCACTATTGACAATGCCATAGCGACCAACTGGAGCTGCACCATTAAGATTCAACTCAGCAGAGACAGAACTTAGAGTGTCCTTGTCAGTATCAGCAAGAGCTTCTGTCACCTTGTGAGAGAAACCTGCATCAACAACAAGACTCATAGCATGATCAAATGCTTCCTTGCCTAGTGAGTAAGCAAGGTTGCCAATTGTCTCATTGTAGAGATCACGCTTGGTGCTGATCTGATCAATGTAATCAATCTTTACAGGAACGTGCTTGTGCTTGTTAAGAGTAACCGACACATCAGTAGTTAAGCCATTTGCATCTGCTGCATTAGCTTCGTAGCCAGATGTGGGATCATAGTTTTGAACTGATGGCAAGGAAGAAACACGAGCAGTGATCGTCTGACCAAGCTTTGCGGAACTCCCATCAAAATCAGTTGAGATATTGTTGAGCAATGGGAAACGCACTTTGAATGCATCCATTACATCAGTAAGTAACTCTTCAGTTTGTAGTGTTGACATATTGTTTATTTATTTTGATTTAGCGTAGTTCACGAAGCTTGCGAGCGAGCAAGTTCTTTTCTACAGGATTGTTAGTTTCACTTAGTTGAGAACGAAGTCCTTCAATTGTGCTAGGCTCTTGGCTTTGCACTTCTTGCTTTACTGCTTTTGCAGTTGGACGTTCAGAAATCTTTTCCAGAAGGATCTCTTTAAACTCTTCAACAGAGCATTCAGCACTGAGTGCTTCATTTGTTACTGTAGCCAAGTCACCTTCAACATCAAACTTCTCATTGAGAGCATTGATGTCACTTTTGCGTTTGGCTTCTATTTCTGCAAGTTCGTCTTGTGCTTCTTTCTGGGCAACTGCTTCTGCACTCATAGATTCAATTTGTTGCTTTAGTGCAACAATTTCTTCTTCTTTTGCATTAACAGAGTCCACAAGCACCGACAAATCTTCATTTGTTTCTTCTACTTCTTCTACTTCTTCTACTTCAGTTTCCATATTAGAGGATTGGGTTGTGTTTTGTGTTTTGTTCACAGAAGAATACTGTGAATCCGAAAATGTTTTTATGACATCTGCCTTCGCTGCAATTGCAACTGAATCAATTACCTCTGTAGCAAGACCTGCGTCCACAGCTTCTTGACCGAAGAACCATGTGTCTTTTTCATACCACTTCTTGATTGCTTCGACAGATTGATTTGTGTGTCGTTCGTATATTGTTGTTAATACGTTTTCATATTTCTCCAACAACTCCGCAGCATCATTGAGCTCATTTACATTTGCATATTCCATGTAAGAAATCATTGGCAAGTGAACCATGACTGCAGCATTGTCAGGGATGTAAATATTATCCCCTGCCAGCATAACGATAGATGCAATGGATGCAGCAATCCCATCAATGTAAACATCAACCTTTGCAGGGTGTGAACGCAAAGCGTTATACATTACTGTTCCATCTGTGATGCTTCCTCCAACACTGTCGATGTGCAGATTGATCTTGTCTGATGTAATCTCATTGAGATCTTGAACAAACTCTTTGGATGTAGATCCATATCCTCCGATCTCTCCATGTATATAAATGCTTGTCGCACCATCTACAGCTTGAGCTTTTGTCTTGTTGATTGTATAAAATTTCATTTAATCCTCTGTTGATTCTAATTCATTGGTGCCAGCTTTGCTCAAGACTTCAACCGATCGGAGTGTTGAGTTGGCAATGTATGTGTCTCCTGCTTCATAAGTAGGCTCGTCTTCTTTTCTCCGAATGTCATTTGGTGACAGGAATCCATTCTGCACGCCAGAGCTATAAGCCTTGAATCTGCTTTCTAAATCCCCACGCAACAAATCATTGGTGTTGTGCTTAAAGTAATACTTTTTCTTTTCTTCGTCTGTCAGCAAACTCTGCCTAAGCTTCTGCTCCCAGTTACACATCCAAGGACGCAAGGTGTGCTTTACGAATCCTAAGTCTTGATGCTCGATATTGCTGAATGTAGCTTTCTCTAAATCATTGATCAAGTGAGCAGGAACTCTAAACAATCCTGCAATCTGAGAGCGATTGTATTTCCTAGCCTCAAGCAATTGAGTCTCTGTGTGATTCATTACCAGTGGGCTAAACTTTGCACCACCTTCTAGGATTGGAGTCTTGTGTCGATTGCCATCTCCTGTGTAGGTGCTTGTCCAGTCTGACTTTAGCCTTTGGAAAGTTTCCTCATCCATCTCAGTTGGAAACTCAATGACACCGCTGAGAGTAGTTCCATTTTGGAAGAACTCTAAAGTGTAATCATCTGCACCCTTGGTAGAAGAAAGCATGTGTGCAGCTTCTGTAATCAAGGATGGGCTGAATAGTTCATTGCTACTGAATGTTCTAATCAGCAACACTTCATTGCTTTGCAAATAAACAACTCCGTCTTTTTTATCTTTGTCTGGATAATTGTAAACAATCTCTCCACTTGAAGATCGTTCTGCTTTTAACTTAGAAGAATACAATGGCCAAATCTGAACAACCTTTCCTGCACCATCTCTAATCAATTGTGCACAACCATTGCCTCGCAAGAGTGCATCAATCATCATCCACAAACGCAGATCATAACTTGTCATTTCTGGGTTGGGTTCGTAACGCAGCAAGTCATACAATTCTAGGTCATATGCTTTCTTGCCTCCAACTTCTGTTTTTTCATAAACACAAAGCGGTAAAGATGCTACACTCTCTGCGAGCACCCGCACACAAGTAAGAACATCACTAAGCTCTAGAGCATTGTCTTGTGTGACTGTTTTAGAACCACCACGATTAAACATCAAACTTGATGTCCTCTTGGTGCTACCGAAAATTGCCTTCTTTGCTGCGTCTACGAAACCCACAAGACTATTGTTGTGTGCTTATTAGCCAATGGCAAGCTGTTAGAAGTTTGCAGAAAGATGCAGAAAGATGCTTAAACTATTCTAAGTCTTTTTTCTGACTTGCGATGATAATGACTTGCGATGAAGTTTGGATTGTTCTCAAAGAAGCTGTCTACCCAATCGACTTTTGTTCTTGGTTCACTGCCTTTGATTCTTCCTCCACTGCACTTTAGCCCTGCATGTATCATGGCTGTAACTGTCCACTTGCTTGTCCTAGCATAGTCTGCTATCTCTTGTCTGCCTACTAACCAATCACTCATATTACTCTTAGTCCTCTCTGCTTGTATGGATTGTCTGTTTCTTTGTTGTCTGCGATTGCGATGCCAATAGCTATAATCAGTGCGACAATGCCATCAATCTTCTGCTCAGACTTCATCTTGTCTGGCTTGATATTTCCTGCAGGATCTTGAGTGACGATTATGTTATTGCTGTTCCAATTTAAAATAGGATTGTTTGGGTGCTCAATTCCTCCTGCAACAACCAAGCGTTCTAACTCAGACGTTGGAGTTGCCATAGACAGATACCCCATGCCAAAAGGCATCATCTCTATCTTCTCTTTTGACAGTGCAGAAACTAACTCTCCTGCAAAGTGTCTGTCGTAACCAATCTGTTGAACTGCAAACATTCCATTCTTTTCAACAACAGAATGCTTGATGAAATCCCAGTCAGTTGTATTGCCAGTTGTCAGCGTTATGTGACCTTCTTGATTCCACAATCTGTATGGAACTCTGTCAGCAACTGCCTTGGCATCAATGTTATCTAATGGCAAGAAAAAGTCTACCCAGACTCTTGGCTTTGTTAGACCTTTCTGTATTGGAAAATAATAACCAACTGCAGACAAGTCATTTACTCTTGCCAAGTCAATCCCTGCATAACAGATCTTGCCAATTAGATCTTTGGGCTGATAAGATGCACTGCCTTTCATCCAGTCTTCAGAACGCAACCAAGCCTGCTCTGTGTCTGTCCAGATGTTCAACTGCTTGTTTAAAAATGTGTTCATCTTTGAAGGCATCTGCTTTACTTTTGTGACTTGGCTTTGCATGTATGATGTGTGCTTGCCAACTCCAAGATTGGGATTCGAAATCTTCCAAACTTTTTCATCGTGCCAGTTGTCTTGCTCCTCTAGATCCACTGTGTATATGATTCCAAACTTATCATCCGCTATTATGTTTCCCTCCAACAACTCTGTAAGGTGCTTTCTCTCTTGGTAACAGACTCCATTCTTGTCATGACCAGCCGTTGTAATTGCAATCATGTGATATTGTTTTCTTGCTCCGAATGCATCTTCCATCACATCCCACAGTTCTCTTTTTGGCCAAGCATGAAGTTCGTCTGCATAAACACTAATTGGATTTAAACCATCATGCCTTTTTGAATCAGCTCCTAGTGGCTTGATAAAACTTGTCCTCCCAGTTTCTCTTGCAAACAATGTGCTTCGTCCTGACAGAACTTCAAACATCTGCTGCAGCTCGTCACTCTGATTTATGTAAGCAGAGCAATCATTGTATAGAAGCTTGGCTTGATCTTCTTTTGTAGCCACACAATAAACTTCTGCACCTGTGTCTTCAACCATTGCACAATCATACGCTGCACCTGCCGCACACATAGTTGTCTTGCCATTCTTGCGTGGCACTTCCAAAT